GCTGCTAAACCAGATATAGCTAATGTAGACCCAGCTGCAGGATTAGCTAGTGTACCAAGCGAAGGAATTTTACCTACAGTAAATACAGGTGTATCTACACAAGCTGTTGGTATACCTGCATCAGAAGCTGTTACAACTGCTGACACTCCTATGCAGCTTACACCTCAACAAATGACAAGTGCTTTAGCACAAACAGAATTAGTAGATACTACCGTTCCTACAACAGCTGCTCAAGGAACTTTTACACAAGGTTTAACAGATGCAGAAATAGCTAGTTTTGCTGATATTAAAGATGCACCTACAATTTCTGGTCAAGATATACAAGTTAAAACAGGAGCTTTACAAGAAGAAGTTTCAGGAGTTATTAGTCCACAAGCTATGGCTACAGCAGCTCAAGCAGCTGGTACAAGTTTAGCTAGAATTACTAGGGCTAAAAAACAATTAAGAACTGCTGGATTAAGTGAAGAGTCTATAACTTCTTTAGGAGATAATCCTCAAGCTTTAGAAGCTAAGTTAACAACATTTACTGAACAAGAAAGAGGTATTGTAGAAGGACTGCCAACTGAAGCTTTAGTGACTACTCAATTAGATACTTTATTAAAAGGTATGGAGGAAGGCAATATTCCTAGTTGGGCTGCTCCGGCTGTTGCTTCTGTAGAACAAATGTTAGCATCAAGAGGTCTTGAAGCTTCTGCTGTTGGTAGAGATAATTTAATTAATACTATTGTACAATCAGCTATTCCTTTAGCACAAGCTAATGCTACAGCTTTACAAACTTCTATTTCTTTAGATAGACAATTAATTGCTCAGGAAGAAAAAAATAATGCTGCGTTAAGACAACAAGTTTCTATTCAAAATGCTCAAAATGTTTTTAATATGGATATGGCTCAGTTTACTGCTAATCAACAAAGAGCTGCAAGTAATAGTAAATTTTTACAGACTGTAAGTTTAGCAGAAGCTAGTAATGACCAACAAGCTACTATTCAAAATGCAGTTATAGCTGCTAGTATTAATCAACAAGAAGCTACGTTAACAGAAAAATTAGTAAGTTCTAATGCTGCTAATTTTTTAAAGATAGATTTAACTAATTTAAATGCTAGACAACAATCTAGTATGTTATCTACTCAGGCTGAACAACAAAGACTATTAAGTAATCAATCAGCAGCTAATGCTATGGCTCAGTTTAATGCTAAAAATCAAAATCAAATAGACCAGTTTATGATAAATTTATCAGCTCAAATAGAACAAAATAATGCTAACAGAGCAGCTCAAATGAATCAATTTAATGCAGCAGCTTCAAATGCTGCAGCTGCTAGAGATGCTGGTAGATTAGTAGATGTTGATAAATTTAATACGCAAATGGCAGCTAGTATTGAACAATACAATGCTAATCAAAAATTTGCTAGAGAAGAGTTTAATGCTAAAAATGCAATGCAAATAGAACAAAGTAATGCTATTTGGAGACGAGAAGCTAATAAGATTGACACAGCTGCACAAAATGCAATAAATGCTAGAAATGCTCAAAATGCTTTTGCTATGAGTCAGTCAGCACAAGCTCAGTTATGGCAAGAACTAAGAGATGAGTTTGACCAGATTTTTAAAGCAGCAGATAATACTGAACAAAGAAAAACACAAATAGCTGTGGCAGGTTTAGGTAATGCACATTTAAATGCTGGTGATAAAAGTGCTACAAGAAGATTAAAAGATTTTATAGATTTATTTAGGAAATAATTATGTTTAAAAAAATATTTAAAAAAATTAAAAAAGTATTAAAACCTGTTGGTAAAGCTTTTAAAAAAGTTATGAAACCTTTTGCTAAAATACAACAAAAACTAGGACCAGTAGGCACAATGGCATTAATGTTTATCGCACCCTATGCCCTCCCGGCAATATGGGGAGCTTTTGGTACTTGGGTTGGTATGGCAGGTGGAGCTGCAGCAGGTTCTGCCGCTGCTACTGCTGCTGCTGGTGCTAGTTTTAACGCTATGAGTGCTGGGATGCAGGGTTTAATGCAAGGACTTTATGGTGCTGGAATGAAAATAGGAGCTGCTTATAATACTGTAACAGGTTTTATTTCTGATACAGTAGGTAAAATAGCTGGTAATACTATTGGTAAAATTCCAGTTGGAGCAGACCAAACTGTAGGAAGTTTATGGAAAAACTTTACAGATAATTTATCTATGAAAATGGGAGCAAAAAACTTAGAACTTGGTAAAGGCTTAGGTAAAGGTTTTGATGCAGCTACAAGAAAAGTAGATTTTGTTAACGATGCGTTATCTAAAATAAAAACACCCGGAGTATCAGAAGCCTTCAGTACGGAATCAGTACTAAGTAAAAGTCTTTTAGATAAAGGTGCATTAACAACTTCATTACCAGAAAGTTCAATACAAAATATTTTTAATTCTTTTACAAAATCA